CGTGTGCTCTTCCGATCTGCTCTGCGCCCTCCCGCCCGGCCGCCAGGCCTGGAAAGTACCTTGTCAGTCTGCCGTACCATCATTGACCAATAGCGCCACGGCTGGCGATGCGGCCGCGTGCCGGCTTTTCGGCATGCCGTGGATACCGCGACTGCCCCTTGCCCATTCTTGCGCTTGTGCGGCCGATTTTCGGCCTTGCCGCTAGGCCGCGTTTTCGTGCGCCGGCTTTTCCGGCTTTCCGGTTTGCCAGCCGTGGCGGCCGTGCGAAAGCCGGCCAGCCTTTGCGCCGTGGCGGCCGTGCAAAATCCGGCCACGGTTTCGGCCTGGGGGATTGGCTAAGGGATTGGCTACGGGATTGGCTACGCGGCCGGCCGTGGCGGCCGTGCGCATCGTGCGGCGCGCTGGGATTGGCTAAAGGATTGGCTACGCGGCTGGCTTTCGGCCTAGCGTGCGGCCGTGGCGGCTGGCTTGCACGTGCGGCCGTGGCGGCTGGCTTGCACGTGCGGCCGTGGCGGCTGGCTTGCACGTGCGACGGATAAAAAAAAGGCCGCCATGCTGGCGGCCGAAAGCGCTAAGCGCTAGGGGGATGTTGTTATGCGGATATGCCCGAAAGTCTCACGGCTTGGCTTGCATCATGCAACTGCGGATTGCCCGGATTTTCCAATCCGAGGCCAATCGCGACGTGCAATGCGGCCGCATCCTCGTAAGGTATCACCATGTATCCGTCTCCTGGCCAAAGCATATTTACGTATCGGCAAACTATGGCCGCGCGTGCGGCCGTGAAGCGGTATTTGTCGCGCCGCGTACTCCAGAATATCAGGCCGTGCCGGCCGCGTGCGACTACGCAAAATTCATTCATCATGGCAAATCCCCCTACGCTGCTAGTGCCGACGCGACGATTAAGGCCGCGACCATGCCTAAGGTAATGCGCACGCATAGGCGCATATGCGCTTCCCCAGTTTGCGGCTTGGCACGATGGCCGGCCTTGCGACGGCCGAAAATGCCGCGACGTGCCGGCGCGTAGACTTCTACGGCCGGCATTATTTCCCGTCGCCATTCAAGCGCGGGTATCTCGTTTGGAATGGCGCAAGGCCTTACTTTTGGCAAGCCGAACCGGATTATTTCCGGCTGCAATAGGTTGCGCTTTGCTCGCACGCTTGCGACGTGCGCCGCCCATTCTGCATTATTGAATTCCGGCCGGGCATGCGCCGGCATAAATCGCGCTTTATCGTTAAACATGATTAAAACCCCAAAGCATGCAAAACCTTGTTGATATGCGCACAAGCGCGACGATTGGCGATTGCCTTGCATACCCGCGAAGCCGCCCAAAGACTAAGCGCGATGATGGTAAAGCCGGCCAAGCCGGCGGCATTCGAGATGATAAAAGCTTGCATGATCATGCCCCTATTGACTATTAGACTGCCCGCGCGATTATCCAATCGGATTCGGTACCGCTTTGTTCATCCCCATACTGGCCGCCAGCATCGCGCACCATAGCCTCGAAAGCTTCGCGGGCAGTTTCGCCTGGATACACGCCATAATCGACGCCAGCGCGGCTTGTGATTTTCCACCACGGCACCATAGCGCGGGCCGCATTAATCACTTTCAAACATTCGCGGCGCGCGCGTTTGTTTCCGGCCAGCGCACGTTCGCAAATTTTGACTTGTTCCAAATCGCCGCACGCGCCGGATTCGTCGCGCAAACGTTCAATCATAGTATCGGTCAATTGGCCCATGGTGAGATTCATAATCAGTCCCCTTAGAGTAAGCCGTGCTACTCACGGCACGGGCAAATCATAGCATGACACCGCTAAACAGTACCAACTAGGGAAAACCCTAATCGTCGCCATGTCCTTGTCGTAGCTTTTCTAGCCATGGCGGCCGCACGGGCAAAAAAAGCTGGCCGTATGCTGCAAGCCATACGGAAATTAGCACGGCCGGCCAGCCGCGTCGGTCCAATACGGCAAGGCATACGCCAAGCGCTACGATAGAAACTTGCACGCCGCGAACCGCAAAGGCTTGTGCAATCATCGCGGCAACCTTGCGTTTTTGTTCCGGCGTTAAGTCTGCCTTTTCGGGCATGATCAAATCCCCTATTGTGCGGCCGCGCCGGTATTAGTGCGCCATTCGTGAAAAGGTTTCGGCCGAACGTCGCGCAAGCCGTAAAAAGTATCGTAAATATAGTCTTTTATATCGTTATGATTTTTGCCGGTAACTCGAATATCTACGCCAAAAATAAAAGACGGCATGACGATAACCGTATGCTCGGACCATCCTACATAATAACCTGCATCATTCATATGATGATACGCGGTTTCGAAAATAAGTTTATCTTGTTCGCTAGCGTCAATATCAAAGCGTGTACCATCATCGAACCCGCTACCGCTTGGCGCATATTCTTTAACCGCGAATTCAATGTAGCGTTTCCAATTTTCGGCCATTTCATACTTGCCGGCGGCCGCACAGTGTCGATGGGCCAGCAAAGCATGTGCCAAAGTTTTGTAAAAATCATCTTGCATGATCAAATCTCCGTAAATAAAACATCAAGCTGGCCCATGTGCGCGCCGCACGATTTCATCCATTCGATAACATCGTCGCGGGTTATGCCTTGCGGCATTGGCGCGCGGCCATCGATCAAGGCGAGGCCGTATTGTGCCCAATCGGCTAGTCCGATTTTTAGGCTTTTGGTGGGAATGCCGAGTAGCAAGGCCGCCTTTTCGCGTCGTGACGCGCGGATGAATTGCCGGTTTCCGTCGCTATCTATCGCGCACCAAAGGGGTTCGCCGATCCCCCAGTAAGCGCCGCCGTCATCATATCCGCCGTTATCCAATCGGACACGGAAAAGGCGGATGGACCGCGGTATGTCGGTTTCTAGGTATCCATCGGAACGGCGGCCCATAGGTGCGCCATATCGATTCGAAACGTCGGGAAATTGTTTAGCCATAGTTGTATTCACCCCAAAATGTTGTTTGGTCAGGCGCGGCAAACATGAAATTTCATGTCGGGAAACAAGTCTGCGACATAACCTTGCGCCGATTCGATGTTTTCATAATCGAATGTTATTTCGTGCCAGTTACCGTTACCCTCTTTCCAACAAACGGCGCGGCCTTGCAGAATATCAAATAGGGCCATTCCGTTAGCTTCGCCTTGCACCTTGATTTTTATTCGCATGATTAACCCCCTTTACAGCACGTCCGCATAATCAGACTTCAGCGTTTTGCGCATGTCGCGAATACGGCCGATTATCTCCCGCGCCTCGTCGCGAAGCTTGGCGAAGCATGGCTTGTTGCGAAGCGCCAGGCATTCGCGTAGGCGGGTTATCTTATTCTCAATGGCGTTAACTATTTCCTGAGCTTCGTCATATCTTTGTTGATTTTCACGCTCGGATTCTGCAAACATCTCCGCGTAGTAATCGGCCGCGCGGATTGCATCGCGTAAATCAGTTTCTACCGTTAGAAAATATACACGTTCGCCATTATCGGTCCATTTATACCCGGCCAAGAATCGGCCGTGCGGTAGCATGGCGACAATACCCCTAGCCTTAGCGCGGCCGTCATCATCCGTATACCATCCGCGATGATCAATCGGCGAATCCGGCAATTCATCGACGTAATACTCCCGTGCGAAGTATGGGCCGCAAAAGGTATAAGCAATGTCACGCTTGCGGCCGTTGATGATATTAAAACCGCGATCAAGAGTACCGACATATGACGCGACGTTTTTATGCGTAGTCCGCCGAATGTCGCGCCACGATTTGGGTTTTGCGTATTCCGGGCAATGCGGGTAGCGCTTGGCGTGATTGGCGAATGCTTCGCGCATCATTTGCAGGCGTACCGGCGCGGGAATGCTCAGGTTGAAATAACGCAAGGTTTCCGACATGGTGTTTACTCCCTGATTTGTTGTTTGTGCGAGTGCAGTTATTCGGCGTTTTCCGGTTGTTCCGGTTCCCACAAGAACCCGGCGTTTTCCATCGCGGCGCGGAATTCGGCCATCAAGCCAGGCAGTCGCGCCAGCAATGCAGCCTTGAGCGTTTCCGGTTCCGCGCTCAATTCTTCGTCGGTTGCGTCAGGCCACAATGCACAGCGCCGGGCCGCGTCAAAGTCTCGATCCTTGCCTTCGCTGTAATCCGTGGCGATTTTCACGAATTTAACGGGGCAACTGTTCAAGGCATCCGCGAATTCTTGCGCCGCCGTCGCATCGTCAAATGGGCATTCATGCCATTTGATGCTATCCCAACCGGCCAGCGTGTATTTAGGTTTGAATTTGTAATCCGTATCGGACGTTTTCTCGTAATCGATGGCAACCGGGCGAAACTCGCCCAAGCGATGCGGGTTACTTTTCGGAGTGTTGGCATTGTGGGCGATGCGTGCTTGTAGCCATTCCCAAAACTTGCGGCCGATTCGGTGCGTAATGGGCGAATTCCCAAAGCGCACGCCGTAATCCCAAGCGCACGGTTCACCTTTACGGCGGCCGTTATAGTCGCGATCGCCGGCATGATAAATCGTGTTTCCGAGATAGTGCATGGGGCCGTCAGTGCCGACCAAATGCCAGCGGATGAACGGGGCCAGCTCTGGAAACGTTTTTTCGATTTCTTCGTGCAAGCATCCGCCCGCTGCGATATCCCCTTTGCGGCGCGATTCTTTCGTGTACACGCGGGCAGTAATCGCAAAATTTTGATAGCCGTTACCGCATTGATCATCAAAGCGCATCTCCACGTACATCACGCCGTTTGTGCCGTAGCCTTTGACCGGGCGGCCTTCACTAATCCATTTTTGCGAGCGATGCACGAGTCGGCCGCGTACTTGTTGCGGCGCGTGAATGGGGCACATGCGGCCGGGTACGCCGTTGATAGTGTGATCACGTTCTGCGATAGGGTATTGCATGGTGTTAACTCCGATTAATTGGATTTGACAACATCAGGTTGTTTGCAGGGCCGCGCCGCCAGGGCGCATTGCTGCAATAGCCCGCATTCTGCCGACACTGTTTAACCGTGTCAATCCCAAATCGCACTAGGGAAAACCCTAGGTTTCGCCGAAATCCGTCCCCGTTTTCCGATCCGTCCCCGTTTTCGCCATCCGGGCCTTCCATGCGACGCCTGGCGGGGCCTCATGTTTCAAAATTTCGGCAGGCCAGCCCTCGTGCCCTTTGGCACCCCGACCGGCTGATGCCCTTCAGCATGTCAACCGGCTGATGCCCTTCAGCATGTCAACCGGCTGATGCCCTTCAGCATGTCAACCGGATGACTTTGACACGGCTAAACACTGTCAGGTAGAATCCGCAACGGCACGCAGAAACCCAACCTTTTCAGGAAATCCCATGAGCCAGAAGGAAACCCAAAACACTGCCGAGAACGCGGCCAGCGCGTCGCTCGTTCAGCGCATCGCCGCTCTAGATGTCGGCAAATCCGTCAGCATCGCTGAGCGCCTGGACGGTGACGCCGCGACCAAGCAGGTGATCCAGGAAACCCGCGAACGCCTGCGCAACACCGTGGCGCCGGCCGTCAACCGGGCCAAGGCCAAGACCAAGGCTATTTACACCGTCGAGGGTGGCGAGATCACCACTCGCTCGCTCGACATTCTTGTTGTCGTTGTCATCACGAGGACTAAGTGACTATGCAAACCGCCCCCAATCCCACTCTGCAAGACTTCGCTCGACAGATCGTTCGCGAGCGCGAGGAATACGCTGACCAGGTTGCCCGCAAGGCAGTTGCTGCCGTCATGCGCAAGCTAGGCTGCACGTCTATAAGGTTGTCTCGGGCCGACTACGATCAAATCGACTTCAGCGATCTGAAAATCGAAAGCCACGAAGGAACCGACACCATCGAGTTCCGCCTGTCCTGAAATCACCCTTACTTTTTGGGCCTTGCGAAATGCCGTACCACCTTACGTCAGTCTGAAATCGTCAAAACATTTCCGGCTTTCCGCAAGGCCGTACCACCCTCAATCTCGCTGTTACAATTTTCTTGTTGACACGGTTAAACCCTGTCCCTGACAATTCGCTCACCTCAACTTATTTTCCTAAACATCTATGGAATTCGACGATCTGGACTACTTCCCTCGACGCGGGAAGCGAGCCGAACGTGCTGCCCAGGCCAAGGGCGAGTGGACCAAAGAACAATGTCTCAAAGCCCTGCGCGAAAGCGGGCTGAGGTTCCACGAGGTTCACAAAGGCGACGTGTGCGTCTTTCGTGAGCACGGTAAGCCGACTGTGGACTTCTACACACGCAAAAGCCGCTGGCAGATTCGTGGCTTCAAAAAGACCGTGCACGGCACCGTTTCAGAGTTCATCGAGTGGTATCGGCGCTTGCGGGAGGCCGACCAATGACCTGCGAAAAGATGGAACTGCTGCGCATCATTGGCTCGGTCAGCATCGTCGCAATCGTCGCCGCAGTCGGCATGGCGATTCTCGCGCTGATAAAAGAATGAACGGCGATTTCGAACAGATCGAGCGGCTGCACCGCCGCCTGGAACTTTTCTTGGGCCAGGAATGGGCGGAGCAACTGATCATCGCCCTACACAACATCACCAAGGCGAGCAACCGGTCGTATCTGGAACTCCTGGAAGAAGCCGCCGAAATCGTCGTTCGGACGGCCCAATAAACCCACTCTCAGCAAGGAAAGGAAATGGACTTTGTTTTCCGTCTGATTGCTCAGTACATCGCAAAACGCCCGGCCCTGGTTGATCGCATCCGACATAATGCCTGGCGCAATCCCTACAGTTCGATTGCCAGCCGTGACGGCACGCGGACCTACATGTACCGCGCCTGGCTGTTCAACCCTTACGAAGATCGCCTCGGCAACCCAATCAAGCGCAACTGGTTCATGCGGCTGCTGCCTTCTATCCGCCTGCATGAAATCATGCTGCCTGATGATGATCCTCATCTGCACGACCACCCTTGGAACGCACGCACGATCATTCTGCGCGGCTGGTATGACGAAGTGCGCCTGGAAGACGGCCAGTTGGTCAAGCACGTTCGCACGGCCGGAACAACCGCTCGCCTGAACTTCGGTGAGTTCCATCGCATCGCCAAGAAGGGTTCTGGGCCGATCATCACCCTGTTTATCACCGGCAAATATCGCGGCACATGGGGCTTTCTCGTGGACGGCAAGAAAGTCCCATGGCGTGAATACCTGGCCCAACGTGACCAGCGCCAGGCTGCCTGAATCACCACTCTCGGAGAAAGGAATTGGAAGACCGTTTGATTGGTTACATGTCCGAACGAGCCAAGTGGAACCTGCGCGAAACGCTTGCTCGCCTGGCGAAGCTTTACCCCCTCAACAGCCGCATTTCCGTACAGATGCGGCACGGCCAGAAGACCGTGACGCAAGCCGTTGTCGCCGGCCACGAGATCGAGGCTCGTATCGCCGACAACGGGGCAGACGCGATCTCGGGGGATGTTTATCCGCGAGTACGGGTGAAGCTGAAGAACGGCAGCTACCGTTCGATCGACTACACGCAAATCGTTGGTCTTGTGCAAGGGGTTAAAAATGAGTCGCTTCACTGATCTCACGCAAAACCGCCGCAGTCTGATCTTCGTGCAAAGCATGGAAGCGCATCGCAAGGTCACGCAGACACTGAAGGCTAATAGCGTGTCCTATTTCAGCACGCACCTGGTTGGGAGCACGAAGGCTATGGCTCGTTTTCACGAGTTCCTAGGCCGACAAGGCGCCCTGGTGGTAATGCTGCCCGACCTTACCGATCGCGGCTTCATTCGTGCCGACCAAATCATCTGGATCGCCGGCGACAAGTACCCGCACGAACCGGACCCTGAGAACGCCAGCCGCAACGCTTGCTATCAGAACGCCATGTTTCGCATCCGGGGGACCGAAGCGCCGCGTATCGTGCTGAAGGAGTGCGAAATATGATCGACTTGCGAGGCGAATTTTTGCGCATCGCCCGCATGTTCCAGGTGGGTGAGACAGGGCCGACGCATCCGAGCATCCGGTTGATCACAGCGGCCCGCTACACGCTGATTGAACCGAACCCGTCAGGTAACGACGGGGTTTACGTCATCTCGACGGACGGTGCGGTTGCTTGCATCCAGTTCGATGAAACCGGCAAGGCCGACCGACCCTATGTCATCAATATCGACGAGGAAACGGCCGACAAGCTGCGCGGCGCCGAGACGATCAACGACCTGCGCGTGCGGGCCAACCTCGAAAAGCTGGTGATCCGCAACAAGGGTGTTCGCGTCCATTCTGTCGAGCGAGAAGACATCATGTGGCCGGCTGAAATCTTCGAGTGGGCCGGACCGACCACTCCGACGCATCGTACCGACAAGTACATCGGAATGTTCCCGAACTGGCGGAAATTCCTTCCGAGCCGCGTGCAGTTGGATGCGATGGAGAAGGGGGTGCCGGGAGTCATCAGCGCTCGATACCTGAGCATCATCGGACGCATGTACGACGACATGCTCGAATACCGAGACGTGCGCTTTCTCTACGAGCCTGCCGGCGAGGGCAAGTTCGAGCGGGCTTATGTGCAGTTCCCATTCCGGCCGGACATGCTGCTGGTGATCGCCCCCATGAAGCCGAGCGATTTCGACATCGTGGGTGGCATCGAGCGCATCGCCAGTCCGATTTGGGATGACGAAGACGAGGACGAGGAACTATGAGCCGCGAAATCGAAGTCACATTTCCGATCAGCCGCTTCCGGGAAGTCGGCAACGAAGTCGCCTGCATGGTCGAACTGCTCGCCGCGATGCGCAAGGCCGGCATTCCTGCCAAGGGGCGGGTCACGCTGCAAGGGGTCGAGTACGGCACGCTGACCATGCATACCGATAGCGTGTTTGGCGATCTCGTCTACCGCTGGTCTTCGGTCGGACCGGACGGCGAGGACGAAGACCCGGCCGCTGACCTGTAAGGCTCTTGTTACAATTTTCTCGTTGACACTGTTCAACAGTAACTCGGATAATTCGCTCGTAGTTCTCTTTTTCAACTAACTCCCCTATCAAGGAAAGGACGTGAAGCCTTACACCCACTGGATTCGTCAAGATGAAGCCCGCGCCGAACTCGTTTGGCACATCGTCAATCTTCAGAATTTCTGCCATCAACTTGCCGAAGAAAGCGGCTGGTGGCGCGATCTGCACACCGGAACGCCGTTGACCAGCCGCGTATTCGGCGCAACCCGCGATCCCCGCGACCTTCGCGTGAACGTGCCCGAAAAGCTGATGCTGATCGTCAGCGAGTTGGGTGAGGCGATGGAAGCTTTCCGAAAGAACCTGGCGGACGACAAGCTACCTCACCGCATGGGCCTGGAAGTCGAACTGGCCGACGCTGTTATTCGCATCTTCGACCTGGCTGGCGGTATCGGACTGGACCTGCCTACGGCCATTGTCGAGAAGCTGCGCTTTAACACCGAGCGGGCAGACCACAAACCGGAGAACCGCCTGAAGGAAGGCGGAAAGGCTTTCTGACCATGTACAACGACGTGCAGGTGCCGATCGACAACGCAGCACGAATACTGAGTGATAACCGCCCGGCGAAAGCCGGGCACCTACCGGGGGAAACCGACATGACCAAGGCCGTTCCCACTCGCCCAGAAGGTTGGAAGTTCGCGGGCGCTGCTGGCGAATTCACCGTCTGGCACGCCGGCAAGAACGACTACCGCATTACGCGCAGTCCGCAGGGTGAAGTGATCGCCCAGCGCAACCAGTTCGGCCTGGCGCATGCATTCGCGCGCTTCGCTAACGACTTCGGGCTGTAACAACCTCGCCCTGGTTCGCCGGGGCATCACCCGAGAGAACAGCTTCCAGGAGGGCAAGAGAATGAAGCCGATGAAGCCAGGAACTAGGCTCAACCCGAGAAGCTCAGTAGGTCACTGGGAAGGCGTGCTGCGCGATGAATCTGGACGTGTCGTTTGGGCGTGCGGGCATCTACACAAGTGCCGCGATGAAAATTCGAGGATTCACGGCAAGGCCGCCCGCCGTTGTGCTGAAGAAGCCCTTCGGCTGCTAAAGATCGAATAACCGCCAAGCCCCGGTTCGCCGGGGCATCATCAACCACGCGCCACCAGGCGCAAAGGAGAAAGGAGTGAACGACTACCACAACGGCGACAATTTGGGACTGGAACCGACGACGCCGTCCCCCGAGCCGCCTGCTGCGCCGCAGGCCGCGCCGAGCGATGAGCATGTCAGCGTCGTCGGCATGCCAGAGTTCGACGCCCTGCTGGACCATATCTATGAGCATGGCACTGCCAGCGAAGGCATCATCGACCGTGCCAACGCCTTCGCCCGCGCCCTGCTGGCCCGTCACGGGCAGCCTGCCGCGAGCGCGGAGCCGCGCGCAGTGGACATGGAGGAGTATCGGGCAGTGGTGGCTGCCATGGAGCAGATCGACCCGGCCACGCTCCCAGGTATCACGACCGCGCAGCCTGCCGCCAAGGCCGGCCCAAAACGACGCCCGTACAACACGAGCGGATCACTGAGCGAGTACGGCGTCATTCCGGAATGCGATGTCGCCCAGCCCGAGACATCCGGGAATGCCGGACACCTGGACGAGCGGGCGGCGTTTGAGCGACATGTCGCCTCGACCGTGGGCGCAGCATTTCGTGCCCGCCGCCCCGATGGTCGGTACGTTTGGGACACGATCGAGGATGACTGGCGCGTGTGGCAGGCCGCATGGCAAGCCCGCGCCGCGCTGGCGCAGGAGGGCGGGCAATGACTGACGACATCAAACTGCCTCCGCTGCCGCGCCTCCAAGTGCCCCGCATCGAGGCGGACGTAAGCCTGATCGATATCAAGGTGCTTGCTCAATGGTGTGAGCGAACGGCGACCGCCTACGCCCGCGCCGCCGTCCTTGCTGATAGGGAGGAGCGGCAGCAGGACAAACTGGACGCGGCGCGGTGGCGATACATCCGCCGCAAGCTGTGCCTGATCGGCAACGGCGACGGGACATGCGCGATGCAGGCAATCAATCTTCCTGCGGCCATCCAAGGTTGGCCGGAGCCGGAACAAGTGGCCGAGTTTTACGACGCCGCCATCGACGCCGCCATGCGCGAGGAGGGCAAGCAATGACCGCCAAGACTGATCTGCTGCCGCTGCCGGAGTGGATGAGCAACTACACCATCCCCGCTGACAGCTTTGATTGCGGCGAGCAGGCTGTGCTCATTGACCGTATGCACGACTACGCCCGCGCCAACGTCGAGCACCACACCGCCGCGCTACAGGCCGAGATCGAGCGGCTGCGCGAGGTGCAGGCCGATCTCAAGCGCAAGGACGCGGAGATAGCGAGGCTGCGGGCGCAACTCGAATACACCGACCGATACGCCATAGATTCGATCAGGACGGCGAGCCGCGACCTGGACGACTGGCGCGGCGACATGCTGCATCTATCCAACAGCGCCCGCGCCGTGCTGGCGAAGGAGAACGAATGAAATTTTTCCTGAGTGGCCCAGTCAAGGGCGTTAGAAAGTCCTACGCATTGTGGGTAGAGAGCGGCGTCCGGTTCCAGCCACTGGTGTATTTCCAGAAGCCAAAGTGGATCAAAGACGACGCTGCGTGGGAGAAGTTCGTCCGTGGAGCGTTCACGGCGATCAGCGCTGAAGGGCAAGCCGCGCTCAACGAGATGTTGGAAAGTGCCGCAATGAGCAAGGAGGGCCGGGGCAATGACTGACCGCTACGAGAAAATCCGCCAGGCGCTGGCGATGGAGCCGACGCCCGGCCCGAGGCGGGTGATCGACGGCAACAGCTATCCCTATGTGGCTGTCACCCTGCCAGAAAATGAGGGTCGTCGATGGAATGACCCGATCATTTGCCAGCTATACGAGGACGTTACGCCAGACCCGGTGGCCCTCGGCCCGATATTAGAAGCTATGCCGAACGCTCAAGCCAACGCCTATTTTATCGCCGCCTGCGACCCGGACACCATCCAGGCGCTGCTTGATGAGCGTGAGGCGCTGCGTAATGCCCTGAAAAAGCTGATTACTTGGATGCCGTCAGCGGACACGTATCGACGCTTGGGTTTCGATCCTGAAGCACCGATGCGAGCGTTGAAGGATGCCAAAAAACTCGTGGAGGAATGATGATGAAGAAATACATCCTTGCAGCCGCCACCGCGGCCATGTTTGCGGCGCCGAATTCTCATGCGTCGAACACGGCCGAATACTGCACCGCGTTTGCCAATCTCGCAGAATCGACCGCGATTGCCCGCGACCGGGGTACTCCGGCCGCGAGGCTCCAGGCCATCGCCGCGCAGGAGCATCCCCCTAATGCCGAGTCCCGCGCCCTGGTGATCTATCTGATCGATATGGTCTACCACGACAAGAACATCAAGCAGTTGCCGCCCGAGCGGGTCCGTTCCGTGGCGCTCATTGCCTGCTTGCGGAATCGGATGTGATGGAGGCCAAGGAATGACCGACAAGCACATCAACGACGGCGGACCGGCGTTTCCGGTGTGGGAATTAAACAGCAACGGGCAGCCGGAGATGACTGGTTTCGGCATGTCCCTGCGCGACTACTTCGCGGCTAAGGCGATGCAGTCAATGCTGCTCGACACAAAGCAATTTGCAGGATGCGGGCTTGGGGAAGCACCGATCGCTGCTGTACCTGACATCATCGCCGGCTGGTCTTACCTCATGGCCGATGCAATGCTCAAGGCGCGGCGTGACGAGTTCGACGACGAAGACCTTTGATTCGGCCGCGCTGACAACATAATGTTGTCGGCGCACCGATCAGTTGATAAGGAGCACTCATGAACACTCTTGAGGAAATCGCCGACAAGGCGGTCACGCGGTACGAAGACGCTTTCGACGTGGCTCTCGCCCCGGGGCGGCGCGTCGAGCATCTTCGCGTCGCCAAAATGGCCGCCGAAATCGCTTTTAAAAAGGCGGCCGAGGGGCAGGGCAATACCGCCGTCGGTCAGTTTCAATCGGGCTGTGCCAGCGTCGCTGTGGTGCCCGGCTACACGGGCCTGCTCGCTGTCCTTGTCGAAGCGCTGAACCAGGCGCAGTACGGCAAAGGTGCCGAGCGTCACAACTTGACTGGCAAAGTGCCTTTCGAGCGCCAGCGCATGCAGTTGATCAGCGAACTGATCGGCAGCGTTGACGGCATGACCTACCAGGCGTGCAAGAAGATCACCGAAGGCGTGAAGTTGCCTACGCTGGAACGCCAGGTGGCGGAACTGCTGGGCGCCATCGTCTACATTGCGGGCATGATCGTTTTCCTGCGCAACCGGCAGGGGCGTTATGCCGAGCAATGCGTTGAGCGCTTGAAAGAGAACGTCACTGGCGAAGGGCTGAAACCCTCTCCCAAGATCACGATCTAGCTCACCCACAAGGAACCGCTATGGCGAAACTGGAAATCCCGACCGACGAGTTCGACCTGGAACTCGTGCGCGGCAACGTGAAGAAGGCAATGGCCGATGCCGGCGCGAAGTCCGGCGACTTCTGGTCCGTCCCACCCTCGATGCTGCGCGTGATCGACGGCTTCAACGGCCGCATCCGCACCCCTGCTTACCTGGAACACCTGGCTCGCATCAAAGACTCGATCCGCGAGAACGGCTACTACCAGGACAAACCGTTGGCGGGCTTCGTGGCCAAGGGTGAAAACGGCGATGACGTAATTTACGTCACCGAGGGCCACACGCGCTTTGAGGCCGTGCGTGAACTCATCGAGGAAGGTGTCGAGATCGAGCGCGTGCCTGTCGTCGTCAAGCCCAACGGCACGACGATGGAAGACTTGACGTTTGCGCTCGTCACGTCGAACGAAGGCCGACCATTTACCACGTTTGAGACGGCCCTAATGGTCAAGCGCCTGGTCGGCATGGGCGTCGATGAAGCCACCATCGCCAAACGGTTAGGCTTCAAGGCGGGCAAGGCTTACGTCGATGACCTGTTGTCGCTCGCCGGCGCTCCCAAGGCCATCCGCGACATGGTGATCGCTGAAAAAATCTCAGCGACGCTTGCCATCCAGGAGTTGAAGAAGCACGGCGCAAAGGCCGTCGATCGCCTGAAGGCGGCTGTGGCAAAGGCCGAGGCGTCCGGCAAGAAAAAGGCCAGCGCGAAGCACCTGGATAAGCCCGCCAAGCAGTCGAAAAAGGCAGCCAGTGGCAAGGACGCCGCCGAGGCCGGAAAAGCCGCACAGGGGCGCGAAATCGACAGCGACACGGTGTTGTACGACGCCAAGGCTTGCGGTCTGTTGGAACAGGCGTCGAGCGACGTGATCCTGGCCTTCGCGGCCACGCTGCTGAACCGATTCGGGGTCGAGGTCTACATCGAGGTCGAAGAAGCCCCGGCAGAGGAAGTTGAGAGCGTCCAGGAGGCGGCCGAGGAAGACCCGGCCGACGATCTGTGAAAGGGGGGAACATCAGAGGCGGCACGGCAGCCGTGGCCAGGCTGCTGCTCGACTACTACTACGGTAGCCGCCGCATCTTCAAATACGGCCGCTGGCAGGCTGCCCGTTGGGCTGTGCAAATGGTCCTGCGAGAACTGACGGAATCGCGGCGCCAATAGTTGTCTCAACACCGTTTTGTTGTTAGACCCTCTGTTGAGGAACCAGAATCAGGTTCGATCAGCAGAGGGTCTTTTTCATGCAGGATGATCGTCTTTGGACAGCACGAGAGCTATCTAAATTCCTCGGCTATAGCGAGACTACGGTTGCACGGCTGGTATCGCAGGAGCCTCACAAACTGCCGCCTCGTGTTGAGGGTCTTTCACGGCCACGCTGGCTCCCTTCTGCCGTCTACGAGTGGGTGCGGGGCAACACTGGGAACGCCCAGGCCAGGCGCGGGCGCCCCCGAGCGAATGGGTTCTAATCCAGCTTGGCCGCCAAGTCGCCAGGCTTGGGGCGGTAATAAATCATGAGCGTCTTGAGCGAACGGTGGCCCGTGATGGCCGACAGTTCGAGGACGTTGCTCAGCTTCGGCGCCATCGTCGTGGCCGCCTCACGGCGCGAATCGTGGAAGCGGATGTGCATCAGTCCGACAGCCCGACGCGCCTGTCGAAACAGCTTGTCCAGGTTGCCCGAGGTCAGCGGCACCACGGGCGCCTGGGGCGGTCGGTGTTCGACCAGTCGCAGCAGAGCGATCGCGGCCGACGAAAGCGGCACATCGCGGTCGTCGCCATTCTTTGTGTCGGACAGGTGCGCATAGCGCTCATCGAAATGGATGTCCGACCAGGTGAGCGACAGGATTTCGCCCTTGCGCATGGCCGTTTCCAAGGCCAAGCAGAAAGCGAAGGCCGCCCACTGCTCTGAAGTCTGCGGCTCGCTTTCCCCGTCCCATCCCAACTGCTCGGTGATCCTGCGCCGGTCGGCAGCCGAAACGCGCTGCGTGCGGGACTTCGGGTTCTTCGGTCGAGAGATCAGATGTACCGGGTTGACGGTCAGGCCGAGGCGCCATTCTCGGATCGCATGTTTGAAGACGGCTGAGATCAGATTGAGTTCACGGTTCACAGACGAGGGCGACACCTCTTTCAGCCGCTGGTCGCGCCACTCGGCCATGTCGGGGCCGGTGATCGACGCGGCCGGTCGCTTAAATAGCGGGAACCTCTTGGCAAGCATTTGCAGCCTGATTTGCTCCCAGCGCGCACCCTTCTTGCGTGGAGAGACTTCCTCGGCGTAGCGTGTGAAAAGCGCAGCCAGGGTTTCACCCTCAACCTTGACGGTCTCAGCAGCCACCTTCGGCTCTGCCCCCTCGATCAGTTGCGCCTCTATCTTTGTCGCCCATTCCTCGGCCTGGGCTTTGGTATCGAAAGTCGCGGTGAGACTCTTGCCCTTGCGCCGGACGATTGCCCGCCAAGCCGAGCCTCGCTTCTGGAAAGTTGCCATGTGCTACCCTTTCTCACGGCTCATTGATGACACTGGTGAGTGGTATCACACACGGTACACTTTTGGTACACTCCCGCTCGAAGACAAATGAAATTCCGCGAAATTCGATCAGAAAAAAGTCAATGATTTCAATGAACGCCAACAACAGCTTGGTGTTGAACGGTCCTCTCCTGGGCACCATACACCATTGATTTCATTAGGCTTTTTCGGCCTTTTGGTACAGTTTGGTACACCCGCCCCCACTCCCTTGTGGAAAAGTGGGGTTCAGGTCAAAAGAAAAGCCCCTTGCGGGGCTTTCCTGTTTGGGCAGTTCTAACCGACCAATCGTCAGGGCGCGTCGATCTCCAAGACCAAGTAATCGCCGTCCTGCCAGTTGGGCATGCCGTCGGGTAGATCGATGACCACGGTTCCAGGCCCCAACGAGTTCGGTTCCATCCAGGTCGGCACCGAGCCGTCTGGTGAACCTTCCCACACCTGCTGACCGTTGTGGTAGAGACGCATCGTGCGGCCGGCCATGTCGGCCCAAGGGGTTCCCGGATTTTCGTTGTCCATGAAGGTGATGTTGATCATGGCACGGCCGTAAGCCGGGTTTTCGGAATCGTCCGGGCCTTCCTGGGCATAGCAGAGTTGCAGCATGCCACCCGACACGCCCAATTCCCCAATCATGAAGTTCTGAGCGGAACCGAGGTCGTACTGTGGTATGCCGGCGTACATGAAGCCCGCCGTGTCGAGTGGTCCAAGCCCCATGTCGATAGCCCGACGTTCGACCGTTATGACGATCGTGCCAGCACCGGTGCTCCAATTTCCGGTTGCAGCGGGCGGGGTGTAAGGGCCGTCGTCACCACCACCCCCGTCGTCACCACCACCCCCGTCGTCACCACCACCCCCGTCGTCACCACCACCCCCG